ACCAAGTTGACCAGTGCTGTTAAGCCCCCACGCAAACAACTGAGGTTGCCCAGTCCACGTACCAGCGGCCACGTTCTGCATCTGAGCTTGTAGCGTCCAAACTCCACTATACGACGGCATTTAGCACCTCAAGCCTGATTGGTTGATGTTCATGGTTATCCTGTTATGAGCTGATGGCGAGGGAGGAGTAGCTGGTTGACATTTTTGGTATTACCAACCACGTAGTTGACGCTCCGATTTGTACCGGGCTAGAGCGGTTGACGGTATCATTAAGACCAAGCTGTCCTCCATTGGCATTACGTCCCCAGCTCCAGAGAGCGCCATCAGTTTTAATGGCAAGGGTATGCTCCCTTCCTCCCGCAACCTGAGACCAAGTTGTTAGTACACCCACTTGTATGGGACTAGAACGGCTAGTAGTATCATTAAGTCCTAGTTGGCCGAAGTTGTTATAACCCCAACTCCATAAAGTGCCGTCAGTTTTAATGACAAAGGTGGAGCCTTGAGAGCCAGCAGCCCCTTGATACCAAGTTGTTAGCGCGCCTACTTGGACAGGGCTTGATCGGTTAGCAACATCATTGAGGCCAAGCTGACCTCTATTGTTAAACCCCCACATCCATAACGTGCCGTCTGTTTTAATGGCAATGGGCGAGCTGTTGCCGCCAGACGCTACCTGATACCACGTAGTTAACGCACCCACTTGAACTGGGCTGGAACGAGCATAGGTATCGTTAAGCCCTAGCCCGCCGCGATAGTTATAGCCCCAACTCCAGAGAGTGCCGTCTGTTTTAATAGCAATGACGGACCTGCCACCAGTAGCTATTTTAGACCACGTGGTTAGTGCTCCAACCTGAACGGGGCTAGAGCGATAAACAGTGTCGTTAAGGCCAAGACAACCGGGGCCGTTATAACCCCAACTCCATAATGTGCCGTCAGTTTTAGTGGCAATTGAAAACAGTTCGCCACTAGCTACTTGATACCAGCTAGTTAATGCCCCCACCTGTACGGGGCTAGATCGGTAGACTGTGTCGTTGAGGCCGAGCTGACCTCTATTGTTTTGCCCCCAGCCCCACAAAGTTCCGTCTGTTTTAATTGAAATACTGTTTCGAATGCCAGAAGATATTTGATACCACGTAATTAGTGCGCCAACCTGAACAGGGCTAGAACGAGGCTCGGTGTCGTTAAGACCAAGTTGACCATTAGTATTAGCACCCCAGCTATACAACTCGAACTCAGCCGGAGTAACCGAGTTACTCGCCGCACTTGATAGACCAAGGCCAAACGAGTTAACAGCCGCCACAGTGACCGTGTAGGCAACGCCTGTAGTCAGACCTGAAATAGTAACCGGAGAGGAGGCACCCGTGCCGCTGATGGTCGTGCCGTCTGACGTCTTTCTCGCAGTGGCCACGTACCCTGTAATAGCAGACCCGCCCACGTTAGAAGGCGCAGTGAAGGTCACCGAGACAGACGTAGAACTAGCAACACTCGCCGTACCAATCGTAGGCGCGTTAGGGACTTCCAGCGGATCATAGCCCGCAGAGATAAAGCCATTGGGTCGGCGTAAAGACATGAAACACCCCTTACGTAATTTCTTCCCACGATACTGTAACAACGACATCATTCGCTGCGCTGGCCGTAGCACCAAGAGACCTGTCTTCCAACAGATAGAAGGTAGTGGTCTTGTCAGTGATAATCAGCGTTGCATCAGCAGGGACAGAGATCGTCGAGGCAATTGCAGTGCCCGTACCGCCCAGCGCCGCAGCAGAGAATATCTTGATCGTGATGTCGCAGGCAGAGGAGCCATCGACGTTAGCCGCTACAATGGAGTTGATCTTAAAGACCTTGCCACTTGAGGCCGCGTTACTTGCCAGCGCAGTTGCAAACGGGTCAGCCGTTGAGCTGATTAAGTTGGTACTTGTGTTACCAACAATGTTTGTGACGGCAACGATATTGGGATTTGCCACGTTCTATCTCCTTACAAACCAAAAATTAACGAGAAAGCGATGGCTTGGCCTACGGAGGCTCCACTCGCTGCTGGGGTTGCCCAAGTGGGAGCGCGACCTGTTGTTGCTGTTAGAACCTGACCAGTGGTGCCAGCCGCTGTCGCTACAGGGACCGCCCCTGCACCGCCGCCGTACACAACGCCATACTGCGTAAGCAAAGCCGATGAGGCCAGCGTTCCTGATGCTGTGTACGCAAGGACACCGCCAGAAGTGCCTGCAGTGAGTGCCGTACCGCCGTTGGCAACTGGGAGTGCAGTGCCCGAATACGTAAACGCCAATGTGCCAGAGGACGTAATCGGACTGCCAGCAATGCTTAGAAGACTAGGGACTGTCGCCGCTACGCTTGTCACCGTGCCTGCTGATACTGTTGGGTTAGCGTTAAACACCGCTGCGCCCGCGCCCGCGCCATCCGTAACTATCATCGCCTTTGTGCCGGTGGCAATGGTTATCGTAGCACCAGAGCCCTGAGCAATCGCAATTGACTGACTGCCGCTCGTAGCGTTCTCGATGATCCAGACCTTGGATACCGTGTTCGGCCCAAGTGTAACGGTACGCGTTACAGTCAAGGACACTGCAGAGGTGATCTTCAGGTACAGCGAGCGCGTACCGTCAGCCGTTGCATCCGGCATCGTGAAGGTTTCGTTGGCGTCAGCGGCCATGTTCTTGGTGCCAAGGCTAAACGCATCAGCGATCAGAGACAGGTTGGTGTTGGTGCTGGTACCCCAAACACCGTCTTCGTCGCCCGTGGTGATCTCTTTTAGTCGGAGGTCATTTACGTATGATGCCATGTTTTAGCTCCTCAAGCAGCTATATCAACCCAATTGGGTGTTTGTGTATCGTTGACGCTTGTCCATCCGGCTATTGTAACTGTTCCTACGGTTCCTGTGCCAGCAACACCGATGGGGAAAACATTAGCACTTCTGGTGGTTGTTACTGTACCTATCGCGCTAGTTCCTGCTACACCCGTTACAGCCTTACTTACTATTGGAGTTATTGTAGACACAGCACCTGTGCCGGATACTCCACTTACCACTACTGTCTGATTGTAGACCGGGATTACAGTACCAACCGTACCTGTCCCTCCTACTCCTGTTACAGACGCTATTGAAGCTATAACAAGAGTAACAGTGCCTACTGCGCCTGTGCCATTTACACCAGTAGGCGCAACGGTCTTACTAAGCCCTATAACAACTGTGCCTGCAACCCCAGTGCCTGCAACGCCGGTTGGGATTTGGACACTGCTGTAGTTTGTAGCTACAGTTCCAACAGCACCCGTGCCCTCAATACCCGTTGCAATAATTGTGTCGGCACTTTTTGCTAGTACCGTACCAATCGCGCCTGTACCTTGGACCCCGGTCGGAACAACATTACTGTTAATCAGGAATGTAACCGTGCCAACACTGCCAGTACCGGCAACACCATCTACTTCATACGCAGGGGCTATGCCCCCAAAGCCGTTGAAGCCCCAAGCGCCTTCACCAAAACCTTTATTGTAGGTAGTGGCGCCCATGACTTACCTCACGCTATGCGAATTATCGCGGTCGCAGCTACAGCTGCTGGAAATTGAATCTGGAAGTCACCGGAACTCACTGTCTGGTCACCACCAAAACTCAACACCGCGCACGCAGGATCACCTGTTGCGGTATCGTTATAGATCAACGCGCCAGAGGTAGTAAACGAGGACGAAGTCCATGTGGTGTCCGAAAAGTCACACACCGCCGTGGTGCTAGACGCCACCGGGGTAACGGAGACCAATGTATTGCCGCCCGTGGTGTAACCACTGCCGTTTGCTAGCTCGTCAGTGCTCAAGTTGGTGTAGCTAGTGGTCGCAGCGCCATACGTGCCGGAACCAGAAGCAGCTGCTTTGAGCAGCGCAACCTTAAAGGTGTTACCAGTGGACGCAGTAAAGTTGTGTACAGCCTTAAACAGCTCAACTTTAAAGCTGGTGGGCATTGCGGTAGTAATGCTGATAGGCATGTTAACTCTCCAATAATTTTACAAGTTCCGGATGCCCAGCGGCGCGGAATCTATTTGCTAACGTAGTGTGGTTAGACCGCACCGCTTGTTTCATGTAGTGCACTAACACCCCACGAATATCATTTTTGAACGCTTCTGCTTGATCGCGGATAACAGGGTGGCAGTTGCCGCCCACCGAGATTATCTTGTTCAGCGCTTGCTCGGCTACTTCTTCAGGAGTAAAGCCTCGCCCAGACACCAGCGTTGCCTTGATCTCTCCTATTTCTCCGCCACCCAACGCGCTAAGCATTGCCTACCTTCCTTTTTATCTGGCCATCACGGTATGCGTCTCCGCGCAGTTTACCGTCACCCACTTGGATAAGCAAAGTAAGTGCCTGTACGTACAACTTCTCATACAACGCCACCATGTCAGCTTCGCCCTTCTGGAATCGGATCGCCTCAACCAGCGCGCCATTAAGCAGTGCGGAGTCAAACTCCTCGCCAAGCCAAGTAGTACCCGCCGTAACGATAGACTCCGGATAGTACGCGAAGTGAATCTCAGAGTTGTAACTAGCGTCAGGGGTTGGCCCAAGGATGAACGTATTCTGGTCAAACACCGCGTAGTATTTAGGCTTCGCTGTATCGGTGGGGCCGGGGTACGCCTCGCGTATGAAGTTGACGTCTTTGTTTATCAAAAACTCGTAGCTGCCGTTGGCGGCGATTACGGCCAAAGAGTAGACGTACAACATGCCCGTTGGCATCGTCAGGTACTTGTTATTAAGGGTCATGCGCCCGTTTGGTTCTTGCGAAACGCGGGCAGGTCCACTGTGGTGTAGATTTTTTGTTCGGCCTGCTGCGTAAACATGGCGAGCTGACCTGCTGTAAACGTCTGTTCGCAGATGTCTTCTATGTTTGTTGTCAGTTCGCTGTAGTTCACAGGCTGCCCCTTACATTACTTCTTAGGTTTCTTGTGGGCGGAGTCTTTCATGATGCGACCATCGGGCATACGGTGCTCGCCTTTGCCTACCTTGCCGCCATGCTTCATTTTACCCACGCCATCTGCAGCAAACGAAGGAACTTTTTTACCGCCTTTAACAACCATTTCTAATTTTTTCATGGTGCTCTCCTAAATGATTTATGCCATCGGCCCACGGGCCATTGTGCCTTTGGTTGCTGCGCCATTACCGCGAGTTACATACCCAGTGGTTTTTACCCCAGTGGACAAGTTTACGGTTTCAACTTTATACACTGAGGGTGTTGCGGGCATCACTACAACTTTAGGGCCATTGCCACTAGTCTTCATAACCTATCTCCTAGAATATCACTATTTTTACGTACCCTACGGT